GTGGGTTTGGTTTCTGGCTCTGTTTCCGGCTGGGTCTGAGGTTCTGTGGGCGGTTCGGTGGTTGCCTCTGTTGTAGCCTCGGTGGTGGGCTCCTGTGTTACTTCGGTGGTGGGAATGGTGGTAGGCGCCGAGGTCTCCTCGGTGGTGGGGGGAACAGACAGGGAAGGTTCGGTGGAGAGTGTGGTATTTTCAGGGATGAAAACTGCGTTACTGGGGCCAAGGCAGGACAAAGCGATAGACAAGATCAGCAGCACTGCCGTTAGTTTGAACCATTTCATATACCACACCTCCTTTCGACATAATTACCTTTCATTATAGGTCTGCCGCAGACAAAAGTCAACAAAGTTCGCTACGGGTTTTGGGCTGATTTCCGGAAAAATCGGCCCGTTTTTATTTTTGAGTTGCACGAAACCGTGCAACTCGTTTTTGTTTTCCGGCTGCGGTTGAAAAGGAGGTACAAAAGTGAGCAAGGAAACGAACACCACTCTGAACCGGAGGATCCGCAGCGGCAAGGTTACCAAGGAGGATGTGGCACGGCGGCTGGCTGAACTTGCCTTCGGAAAAGCCAACGACTGTGTCCGGCTCGTGCTGGAGGAGGACGCGGAGCTTGGCAAGCTGGATCTGAGCCTGCTCAGTGAGGTCAAGAAAAACGAAAAGGGTACGGTGGAGGTCAAGCTGGTGGACAGGCTTCGGGCGCTGGAGCAGCTGGCACTGCTGGCCCAGGAAAACGGAGAAAATCTGGAGGAGTTTTTAAAAGCCCTGCAGGGAGATGAGGTGATTTGAACTATCAGCGTTTCTCCCAAAAGCAAAGAACGGTGCTGACCTGGTGGATGCCGGGAAATCCGGAACATACCAAAGAAGCCATCGTCTGCGACGGAGCGGTTCGGTCAGGCAAGACCCTGGCCATGGGGCTTGGCTTCTTTTTATGGGCCATGACCTGCTTTGACGGCCAGCGCTTCGGCGTCTGCGGAAAGACCATCTCGTCGCTTCGCAGGAATGTGCTTTCAGAAATCCTGCCCCGGTTGACGGGGCTGGGTGCCACCTACAAGGAAAAACGGACGGAAAACCTGGTGACGGTGACCTTTCGTGGGCATCGCAATCAGTTTTACATCTTCGGCGGGCGGGATGAAAGCTCGGCAAGCTTGATCCAGGGCATTACCTTTGCAGGAATTTTGATGGATGAAGTGGCGCTGATGCCCAGAAGCTTCGTGGATCAGGCCTGCGCCAGATGTTCCGTTGCCGGAAGCCGGCTGTGGTTTAACTGCAATCCGGAAGGGCCGGGGCACTGGTTCTACAAGACCTGGATATTGAATGCGGAAAAGCGGAATTGTCTGCGGCTGCATTTTACCATGGAGGACAATCCGGCCCTGAGCGAGCAGATCCGGCGGCGGTACGAAAGGCTGTACACCGGGGTGTTCTACCGGCGGTTTATTCTGGGACAGTGAGTACAGGCGGAGGGCAGAGTGTACGAATTCTTCGGGCCGGATATGGTAAAGCCGGTGCCAACGGGATCCTTTGAAAAATGGTATGTTTCCTGTGACTACGGCACGGTCAATCCGACTTCCATGGGGTTATGGGGCTTACAAAACGGCGTTTGGTACCGGGTGAAGGAGTTCTACCATGACTCCCGGCAGACCTACCTGCAGCTGACGGATGAAGAATACGCCGGAAAGCTGAAAGAGCTTGTGGGGTCGCGGAAGCTGACGGCGGTGATCGTAGATCCTTCCGCTGCCAGCTTTATCGCGGTACTGAAGCGGAAGGGCTACCGGGTGATGAAGGCGGAAAACGATGTACTCAGCGGCATCCGGTTGACCTCTGATGCGCTGAAGGAAGGCAGGATCGTGATCTGCGACGGCTGCAACGATTGCCTGCGGGAGATGGATGCTTACGTCTGGGATCTGAGCAGTGAGGCGAAGGATCGGGTGAAAAAGCAGAACGACCATGCCATGGATGATATGCGCTATTTCGTGGCAACGGTGCTGAAAAAAGCAAGCGACGGTTTCACGGTCTGCACCGTGGAACGGAAAAATGGAAAGGAGCGATCATTTTGAACAAAAAACAAAAGAAAGATCTGCCGGTGACGGCCTGTGCCTGTCAGCTGCGCAGCACAGGCGGGTATCCCTTTGGTACGCTGAAAAGCTTCGTACCCTTGGGAACCGGCGAGGAGCAGGTGTACCGGAAACTCCGGGAAGCGATCCCTGTGCTGGATGCGGCGGTCAGCAAGCTGGTCCACCTCAGCGGCGGCTTTCGGGTCAAGTGTCAGAATCCGCAGGCACAAAAGCGGCTGGAGCATTTTCTGGCGCAGATGCCCTGCGGCTATGGACAGGAGGGTATCGAGTGCTTTCTGGCGGGTTTTCTGGACAGCATGCTTACCTATGGCAGAGCGGTGGGGGAGATGGTGGTGTCCGGCGGCCGGCTGAAGGCGGTGTGTTGGGGCGATGTGACCACCCTGCAGATCCGGGAAGGGGACAATGCCTTGGATACGGTGCTGTACGGCCCGGACGAAAAGGGGAATATGCGGCCGCTGCCGTATCCCCATCTGCTGCTGTTCGCTGTCATGAATCCGGAGCCGGCACACCCCTACGGTGTCAGCTTGTTCCAGGGTATGCCCTTCCTTGCGGATATTCTGATGAAGATCTACAACACCATCGGTGTGAACTGGGAGCGCGCCGGCAATGTGCGCTACAGTGTGGTCTGCAAGGGCGGCGAGAACATGGATCCCGGTATGGTACAGCAACGGGGCAATCAGATGGCTCAGGAATGGTCCAGAGCCATGGAGGACAGCAAGAACGGCACGGTTCGGGATTTCGTGGCTGTGGGAGATGTGGAGATCAAGGTCATTGGTGGGGAAGCGCCGATCCTGGACTCTCAGGTGCCGGTACGGCAGATTTTGGAGCAGCTGGTGGCCAAGACCGGCCTGCCGCCTTTTCTGTTGGGTCTGAGCTGGAGCACCACGGAGCGGATGAGTGTCCAGCAGGCGGATATTCTGACGGCAGAGCTTTGGGCGCTGCGGCGGACGGCGGAGCCTGTGCTGCGGCGAATCTGCAAAACGTTTCTTGCGCTGGAAGGATTGGATGACCGGGTGGAAATCTGCTGGGAGGACATCAGTCTGCAGGATATGACGGAGGAAGCTCAGGCAGAGTTGCACAGAGCACAGGCGGAGAAGATCCGGGCGGAGACAGGGAAGTAAGTTGGGATTTATCGGGCTGTTGCGAAGGGAATTGTTGCATCATAGATGCAACAGCGCCTGTAAGGCGCAAAAGCTTCTCCCTGGGGAGAAGCTGGCAAAAATCGGCTCTTCGCAACCGATTTTTGACTGATGAGGGGCGGCAGAGATACCCCTCATCCGGCGCTGCGCGCCACCTTCCCCCCAGGGGGAAGGTTATGAACAGCCCGACAAACTGAAATTTGAAGAGTATCTAAGGAGGTAAAGTATGGAAATCAGGAAGGAAACGGAAGTGATCGGCAGTGGGGTACCTACTGCGGCACAGCTGGAAGCCATCAATGCCCAGGCAAAGGCAAAGCTGACACAGGAGCAGGTGTATGTGTTCTCCGTACGGCTGTGCGACGATCAGGTGGATCGGGATTTTGAGCGGTTTGATACCGCTGCGCTGCCGGCGCTGGCAAAGCTGTTTATCGGCAAGACCGGTATTGTGGATCACAAGTGGAGCAGCGATGTACAGGTGGCGAGAGTATTTGCCACGGAAGTGGTCAGGGAGGAGGACATCAGCTATCTGAAGGCGTGGGCATACATCCGCAGAGGCGGTAATGCCGATGAAGTCATCGCAGATATTGAGGCCGGCATCAAAAAGGAAGTGAGCATCGGCTGCTCCATGGGCCGGGCGGTCTGCTCCGTCTGCGGTAGCGACCACGGCACCTGTGGCCATCAGAAGGGAGAATACTACGACGGCGTGCAGTGCGTTGCGATCCTGCAGGAGGCTATGGATGCCTACGAATTCTCCTTCGTGGCCGTGCCTGCCCAGCGCAGCGCAGGGGTTCTAAAGGGGTTGGCCACCAGAAAGGTCAGCCTGAATGAGCTGGCTGACGAGTTTGGCGCGCAGGCGGAATACCGGGCGCTGTACAAGCAGGCGCAGCTGGGCAAGGCCTATGAAAAACAGCTGCAGGACGATGTGGTACGGTTGTGTCTGGCATTGGAGCTGGGCGTGGAGGAGCCGGTGCTGCGCAGCGTTATGGAAAAGGCAGCAGCCGAGGAGCTGGTGAAGCTGAAAAATGCCCTGCAGGGCCGGCTGGAGGAATGTATGCCGTTTACTACACAGCTGGGCATCATGCGCGAAAAAAGGGAAGCCGTTGAGAGCGGCTTTTTGATCTGACAACGGGTTTATCCGGCATTTGCCGGTGGCCATATATTTCAAAGGAGGATATCAACTATGGGTTATGAAAATCTGAAACTGGAAAAGGGTATGTATCGCCAGGAAGGCATGAACTTTACCCAGGTGCTGGAATCTCTGGATCCCAGTGAAAACTATCGCGGCACTGCTTTGGAGGGTACTGACGCCTTTCAGCGGCAGCTGAAGCGCTTCGGCATCCGCGCCAAGGGCGCAGGCTCTTCCTCTGTGGAAAAATTCTTCCGCACCATGGACAGCGCCGTTCTGTTCCCCGAGTACATCGCCCGTACCGTTCGCCAGGGCATGGAGGAGAATGACATTCTGCCCTCCATCGTGGCAACCACTACGGTGATCGACGCCATGGACTACCGCTCCATCTATTCTGTGCCTACCGACGAGGATAAGATGCTGGAAAGTGTTGTGGAAGGTGCGGCAATTCCCGAGACCCAGATCAAGACCAAGGAGAAGCTGGTAAGCCTGTCTAAGTTTGGCAGAATGCTGGTGGCTTCCTACGAGGCGATCCGCTTCCAGAAGCTGGATCTGTTCGGCGTCATGCTGCGCCAGATCGGTGCGCACATCCAGAAGCAGCAGCTGGCAGAGGCAGTGGATGTGCTGATCGCCGGCGATCAGGACGGTGAAGCTGCCGTACAGTACAGTGTTGGTACCGATCCGATCTCCGGCACTGCAGGAACTCTGGGCTACGATCAGCTGGTGGAATTCTGGGGTAAGTTTGATCCCTATACCATGAATACCATCCTGTGCTCCAACGGCACCCTGACCCAAATGCTGAAGATCCCCGAGCTGCAGAATCCCATGACCGGTCTGAATTTCCAGGGCACCGGTAAGGTCGGCACACCTCTGGGCGCACAGGTCCTGCGCGCCAACGCTCTGACTGACGGTGTGATCATTGGTCTGGATAATCGCTACGCTCTGGAGTTGGTGAAGGCCGGCGATGTGATGGTGGAGTACGACAAGCTCATTGACCGTCAGCTGGAGCGGGCTGCTATCACCACCATCACCGGCTTTGGCAGAATTTGCGACGGCGCTGCCGCCGTGCTGAACGTATGACCCTGACGCAGCAGATTGCAGCACAGGCCAAGGTGCTGCTTCGGGATCTGGAGGAAAAGGATTACGCTATGCTGGAGCTGCTGAGCCGTTCGGCGGAGGTTTCCCTGAAGGCCAAGCTCCGGGAGGAGATCCAGGTGGAGGACTGCATTGCGGATTTTGTGGCGGCGGCAAGTCTGTTCGTGGTGGCGGCTATGTCGGAGTTGGATGAGGTCAGCCAAATGGAGCAGATCACCGCAGGTGACCTGACCATGCGCCGCAAAAGCGGAAATGCTGCCGGCTGCTGTCTGCGCTATCAGGCGGAGCTGATGATGATGCCGTATATGCGAAGTCCCTTTGCCTTTATGGGGGTGTAGGTATGCGCGGCACCATTGAGAAGATCCTGCGACGGTATGGGCAGCAGGTGACGGTGGACCGTAAGGATGCACCTCTGGTGTTTAGAGGTATTTTTCAGCACACCGGTTCCAAGGATTGGCACAACATGGAAAAAGCCTACTCTCTGTTGGGACAGATTCCCCGGGGCCAGTACATGGTACTGGCCCCCGTGGGAGTGGAGCTGCTGGTGGGAGACAGGCTTCTGGTGGGGTCCCGGCGGTTTTCCATCCGAAGAGTGGAAACTGAATCATGGTGCAACAGAGAGCTCTATCGCTGGGGACTGTGCGTGGAGCTTGGAAAGGAGGATACATGGCCGGCATAATGAAGACGATCACCAATGTACTCATGGCTGCCGGATACCGTGCCGGTGATGCAAGTCCCGGACGGATCATGCCGGAGGTCACAGAGCCGGTGATCGCCGTAAATCTGGAGCATCTGGACACACAAAAGCTGACGATGACCGTGTGTGCTACGGTGGTCTCGCCGTTGGCGCTGGGCGCCCGGACTTGCGAGGACGAGGCGCTGAAGGTATGCAGGATCCTGCAGGATGTGGGAGCGGAATGCACACTGGAGCCCTGTCAGCTCAATGCCAAAACGGAAGTGTTTTTCGTACCGGTCATGGCGAAATTTCAGGGCAACATCCTCAATGACAGCTGGTCGGCCGGCAGAATGTGCCGGGTCAAGTTCGGATCGACGAATTTGCAGCGGATCGTATCCTTTTCTGCCTGGCGGGAAACGGACGAGGAAGCCGCGACACTGCGTGCAGCCGTGTGGAAGTTTCGGGTAGAGGAGCGGATGGAGGGCATTATGCCGGAAACCGAGCCTGCGGAGCCCTTTACCATGACGGTGACATTTGAAGATGAAAAGGAAATCTACGCTGAGTGCGCTTTGACATACCAAAAGCGCACCATTGCCGATGGATTCCTGCTGCAGATCCGGGAAGGAACTGCCAAAACCAGAACACTGGCAGAATAAAAGCAAAAGGAGAGTGCGGATGCACTCTCCTTTATTTTGGTTCTGGTGAATTATACTATCAAGTGCAACACTTTAGAAGAATAAAGAGAAGTTCATACAGATCTCTGGTACAATAGAGTTACCACACACCACTACACCGAAAGGAGACCTGTATGAACTACCACCATCT